CAGCATCTAGACCATGAATTGCTTTAAGGTCTTGTGCAAGTTCCATAGTGTACTCAGCTTTAAGAGCACGAGTAACGGCTGTTACTGTGTGCTTCTCAATTGAGAACGCCATTTCAGCGAATGCATCGTCAGTGGTATCACCTAGAGCTTCACCTTCTGCAGCTGTCATACCAGTTGCAGTTGTGTATGTTCCTGCAGGACTGTCATTAAGAACTGCTGGGTTAGTACCTGAGATGTCTCCAGCACCAGTATTACTTGCGGCATCTTGGTTTGACAACATTGCTGGTTCATCAACAAGAGCTTCTGCACCGTCCATAGATGCTGCACGTGCGCGCATTGCAAAGATAAGACCAGTTGGCCCTGTCATTGGCTGAACACCGCAGATGTCGTATGCAATTAGGTTTGGCATGGAACGTCTTACGAGTGAGATCAAAATTGGATCCCAGCTATCCAAAGATGCATTACCACCAAATGATGAGTTGGTAGGTGCAGCTTCTGTCATAAATTGTCTATCTTCTCTGATAGCTTTTTCTTGGTTTTCAAGAATGATTGTAGTGACCGCCCGCTTGTAGCTATCCTTGATCTCTGGAAGATCAGGATGTGCAAGGACTGGCTGCCACTTTTCTTGTAGATGTTCTGTCTGATACATTTGGTATCTCCTTATATATTTTCTACTATTTATAAAATTAAGTTATTTTGCACTATTAACAGTCCGACCAATTGCAGCCATATAAGCTGACATTGAGCCAGAGGTGTCAACGTCCTGTGCGGTGCCAGTGTCTACATCATCAATAGTTTCATTCACCACTGGTGCATTTTTAGGAAAATAGCTTTCCTTCAAAGTTCCCAATTTCTCACGATAAGACTCTTCATCAGAATAATCTACATCTTCGATTAGTGATTTAAACTTCTCAATTTCTGTATCGGCTAAATCTGAAGATACTTCAGATACAACCTGTTCCTTCACTAGAGATGCATTGTTTTTCTTCAATTGAACAGTACTTTCAATTGCTTCATTCAATTTAGCCTCTAGTTCTGAAATCTTTTCTGACTGTGCTTCAAGCACGTCATATTTTTCATCTGGAACATCAACATAATGATCTTCAAATAGTTGCTTTAGACCAGAGATAAAATCTTCTGCGATTTCACCTTTTAGTCCTCGCTCTATTGCAAGTTCATTTTCCTTCATCCATTCTTCAACAACATAGTTTAGATATGTATCAACTTTTTCAGTCAAATCTTCTTTTGTTGTGTTTATATTTTCTTCCAGTTCATTTTTGTAGTCTTCTTCCATACGCTCTACTTCTGAACGTACTTTAGATTTAACAGCAGCTTCAAATACAGTTGCTGCTTTACGCTTAAATTCTTCTGACAGATCACCTTCACCTGTCATAAGAGCTTCAACATGCTCAGAAACATCAATGGATTTTAGACGATTTTCAACGGCTTCAGTTTTGGCTTTGTCTTCTTCTGACTCTTCCTTCATTGACATCTCTTTTTGCATACCGTTATACATGGCCATGAGTTGCTCTTTTTTAGCACCTTTCATCATTTCCTGCATTTTGGCAGCCATTTCAGATTTTGTCATCTTGGCCATTTCTTTTTTCATCATTTCCATTTTTTCCATTTCGGAAAGTTCTTCCTCACCTTCTGGTTCGTGACCAGCGGCAAGTTTTTGCATTTTATCAGGTGCACCTTCACCTTTTTGTTGTGCATCACCACTAACTTCTTTGGCTTTAGCAGCAACCTTTTTGGCAGGGGCATCTTTTTGTTCTGGGTCTACAACAGCAGCACCAGTATCTTCGATTTCACCGCCAGGTGTATTACCTTTTACTTTTTCCATTGGATCGGCTTTACCAGCTGATTTCATAGGAGCATCCGCACCATTAGCTTCTTCAAGCTCATCAAGTACTTCAGCTTCTAATTCCTCAATGGTTTTATCTAGTTCATTCGCCATGGGGATTATCTCCTTATTCTGTTAATTATTATTTATAAAATTATAGTTTTTGAAGAAATTTTGCAAACTCTAGACTGTTTGCAGTTGTATTATTCTTCCGACTATTATCTTCTATATTTTCTTTTATTTCTGCAACATCGGCTTCTTGAATTAAACCGTTGTTCCAAATCCACTCTTTACCTTCCATGATACCTTCCACAAAAGCGTTTGGAGCAGATGGGTCAGCAACTATATCAGCTGCAGTCGCCAAATAAAAATCATTTCTCACATAGTTAGCACCGTTCTTCTGGTCTAAACTCCCCATACCTCTAGATGAAACTCCGAGCTTAGCTCCTTCGTCCATTAGATTTTTTACAATTTCTCCCATCGGTGTGCTAAGTATTTTAGCTTCACCAATGTAGTTCTTACCATCAGGATAAAGTGCAGTAATCATGTGAGATGCTCTCTCAAGATTTACAGTAGGCCCGTCTGGATGACCGAGCTCACCAAATGCACGTTTCTCGTTGATGTATTCTTTATTATACCTTCTTACTTCTTTATTTAGTACTTCCATAGGATAGATACGACCATTACGGTTTTTAATATCCGCTTGCATAAAGATACCTTTTATTTTGTAATCTTTTTTACCATCTTCTTTTTCTTCGATAAGATACTCTGCATCTTGTTCGATATGTTCAGATATTAATTTTAATGTGTACATTATCTCATCCTTAATTTGTATAGTTTTCGTCTTTTTTAAACTCAATCATTACAAAACCAGATGTACCATAACAAGTCATCTCATGGTCACCAGATGTTGCACCTGTGTTTGTAGCTGCAGATGCAATCTTACCAGCAGAACCATCATAGTGTCCTGTGCCAGCAAGTCTAATTTGAACAACATCAGCTGATGCACCCTTTTCTTGAATGTCTACATGACCTGTATCATCATCTGCAGAACCTTGTGTTAACCCCCACCAAATTCTATTGATGTGTAGTTTGGCACCATTTGCATGACCGTCTAATCCAGATGCATCTAAAATGGCATTATCTGTACCAGTATCATCTTCTATATTAACTAAAATGGTTACTGTACCGCCTGCACCAGCTGCATTAACTTTGGTATCTCTCAATGTTCTTGTTGCAAAAGCCATAATTTACTCCTTAAAATGCTAACATCTCTTTTTCAAAATATCCCATAAGTTGCTTCTCTGGCACCTTATATTTTTTAGATACTTGGTTTATAGTTTTTTCAAAAGTATTTAGGAAATCTGAAGGCCTAGCATCCATTTTAGCAAAAATATCGTCTACTGCCTCCTTCATTTTTGGAGAAAGTTTTTTATATTCTTTTGTCTTTTTATGCTCATCCTTTTCAGGCAAGTCAATCTGATGAAACTTCTTCATTATCCTCTACTTCTACCTCTGGTATATGATTTTTTACAAAACTACCAGCAACTTCTTTTCTTTTAGTTTCTAACGCACCTGCAACTCTATCAGACATAACATTTTTAAATGCTGTTTCTGCTCCTAAGTTATCTCCTTTACTTAATGCGTCTACAAAATTTTCTGCACTCATTATTTTTCTCCATCATTTTCTGGTGATTGTACACCATCATATTTACTTATATCATCTGCAGGTATTGGTTCACCATCCATAGATGGATAGCGTGTAATACCATCAGTATTTTGTGGGATATCAACTCCACCTTCATCTGGATCAAGTCCAGCTTCTTTATTCATTTGTTTCTGCATGGCTTCTATTTCAGCATCTGTAAAATTCAGAACATTTTTCTGTACCCATTCTTTACTAAAGAATGTACCAATATAAGATTCGATACTTCCCAATGCATTAATTCTATCTTCAAGCAATTCTGCTTTTTTCAATTCAGCAAAATGACCATCTTGTAAGAAATCATATTGGATATGTTGATTTATTGAAGACCAATCTTCTAAAGTAATTATACCTTTAAGAATAAGTTGAGATTTTAAAATATCCGTAAAGAGTGGTGTAAATTTTTTACGCAGTCTTTGAACAAACTTAGTAAATTTAAGTTCATCTCTAGTAATTTCTGTAGAACGACCAAGACTAAATCCTTGTTCTGCTTCCATACGAGAAATTGGAACATTTAGTGATCTAAATAATTTTTGTTTAAAATATGTAATATCATCAATTTCACCAAGATTTGAGCCGCCAGGCAAAGTTGTAATCTCTGTGCCCCTACCACCTTCTCTACGAGGTAACCAAAAATCTTCTAACATTGACATATGATTTCTATCATCTCGTATCTCACCAGTAGATGCATCATAGACCAGTTTGTTTCTGTATCTGTTCATCACATCTTTTAGATACTGTTCTGCTTTTATCTTCGGTAAGTTACCAACATCAATGTAGAATATTCGTCTTTCTGGAGCTCTTGATATACGATAGATAACAAGAGCATCTTCAATCATTCTTAATTGATTTACTGGTTTGATTGCTTTATGTAGATA